TATGAATTTAATATTGAAGGTGAAAAATTATACCGTATCTTATCAAATCAAATAACAATTAATTATGGACCGAAGAAAGAAAATAATTTCAGCAGCTGAAAAAGCGCTGATAGAATTAGATAAAGTAATTAGACAAACTATAGATTTAGTTGAACTTGATCCTGAAAAAGCTAAGATGGCAGCACAAGCAAAGTGGGTTGCTATAGAAGATTCTTTAAAAATAATAGAAAAGATTGAAGAACTTTCAGAAAAAAAAGATGAAAATAAAGAAAAGAAAACTTTTTTAGGTGTTGAAAATCGTATAAAATAATGTATAAACAAAGCTTATATAAAATATACGATGAACATCTTAAAGATAAATCTATTAAATCTTTTAATAAACATAAAAAATTTAAATACGGGTATAACTCTGATTTAGATTGTGTTATTATAAGTAAAGATGGTACATTAGGAGAAATATATGAGATTCAAGGTCTTAAGGTAGGTTTACCTCAAATTCCTCAAGTAATTGATGGTCAAGATCTTAAAAAAGAAAATCAGTATTTTAAAAAAAGAATAAAGCCTAAGTCATTAGACAAAATAAAAAGTATATATGATTTTACAACTTATCCAGAAAAAAATAAGGAGGATTACTACGAGTACATTGATACCGAGTTTAATTATCGTACTGATGGTTACTGGTTCATGTGCAACGGTTCCCCGTGTTACATTACAGGGTCACACTATATCTACCTTAACTGGACCAAGATCGACGTGGGATCTCCAGACTTTAGACAGGCAAATAGAATATTTTACTACTTCTGGGAGGCTTGCAAGGCAGATGCCAGGTCTTATGGAATGTGCTACCTTAAGAATAGACGATCTGGATTTTCTTTCATGGCCTCATCTGAATGCGTCAACCAGGCTACAACTTCAAAGGATTCTAGGTTTGGGATATTATCAAAGACTGGAGCAGATGCGAAGAAAATGTTTACAGACAAGGTGGTACCAATTAGCATCAACTACCCGTTCTTCTTCAAACCAATACAGGACGGGATGGAGCGTCCCAAAACCGAACTCTCCTACAAAATACCCTCAAGAAGACTTACCAGAAACTCCATTCGAGAAACCCAAGTGGAAGGGGAGGGAATGGGAAAAGGTTTGGACACGACCATCGATTGGAAGAATACCGGGGACAACTCCTATGATGGGGAGAAATTACAACTCCTCGTCCATGATGAGTCCGGGAAATGGGAGAGGCCCGACAACATCCTCAACAACTGGAGGGTCACCAAAACGTGCCTCAGGCTCGGTTCAAGAATAGTTGGAAAATGTATGATGGGATCTACTTCTAATGCATTAGCAAAAGGAGGGGATAACTTTAAAAAATTATATTATAATTCGGATGTCAAAAATAGAAATCGCAATGGCCAGACTGCAAGTGGACTATATGCTTTGTTCCTTCCTATGGAATGGGGCTACGAAGGATTTATCGATAAGTATGGGTACCCTGTATTCGATACACCACCAGAACCGCTTGAGGGAATTGATGGTGAATACATCAATAAGGGAGTCATTGAGCACTGGGAAAATGAGGTTGAAGGATTAAAAAGAGATTCTGATGCATTAAATGAATATTATAGGCAATTTCCTAGATCTGAAAAACATGCTTTTAGGGATGAAACCTTAAATTCTTTATTTAATTTGACTAAAATATATGAACAAATTGATTTTAATGAAGAAGTTACTAAAAAAGGATATGTCGTTAGAGGATCTTTTAATTGGAAAAATGGTATAAAAGATACTAAAGTAATTTGGACACCAAATCAAAATGGAAGATTTAAAGTATCTTGGTTACCTCCAGATAGCTTTCATAATAATATAATTGAAAAAAATGGATTAAAATATCCAGGTAATGATGGATTAGGAGCTTTTGGATGTGACTCTTATGATATATCAGGTACTGTGGGTGGTGGTGGTTCAAATGGAGCGCTTCATGGTTTAACTACTTTTAGTATGACACCTGATGTTCCAACTACTAAATTCTTTTTAGAATATGTAGCAAGACCACAAACAGCAGAAATATTTTTTGAAGAAGTATTGATGGCATGTATTTTTTATGGAATGCCAATACTAGCAGAAAATAATAAACCAAGACTTTTATATCATTTTAAAAGAAGAGGATATAGACCTTTTTCTATGAACAGACCCGATAAGCTTTACGCTAATTTATCGAAAACAGAAAAAGAATTAGGAGGAATTCCTAATACATCTGAAGATATAAAACAAGCTCATGCAGCTGCAATAGAATCCTATATAGAGGAATATGTAGGAAATAAAGGGGATAATCATGGTAACATGTATTTCCAAAGAACTTTAGAAGATTGGGCAAGATTTGATATATCCCATAGGACAGCATATGATGCATCAATTAGTAGTGGGTTAGCTATAATGGCATGTAGAAAACATATGTACCGACCTAACAGTAAAAGAACAATTAAAAAACTTGATTTTGGTTTTTCTAAATATAATAATGAAAAATCTAGAAGTGAGATAATAAATAAAATATGGCAATAACAACAGGACAACTTCCAACCAAATTTCCGAGCCAAGCGGTTTCAGATGAAGTTAAGCAATCTTTTGAGTATGGATTATCCGTAGGTAGAGCTATTGAACAAGAATGGTTTAATAAGGACAACGGAGGGTTAGGAATGTACTATCAAACTAGTGAGGAGTTTCACAGATTAAGATTATATGCTAGAGGGGAACAGTCTATAAGAAAATATAAAGATGAATTTGCTACTAATGGTGATTTATCTTATTTAAATTTAGATTGGAAACCTGTACCTATTATACCTAAATTTGTAGATATAGTTGTTAATGGCATGCAAGATAGACTTTATGATATTAAAGCTTTCGCTCAAGACCCTATATCCACAGGGAAAAGAACTCAATTTGTAAATGATATTACTAGGGATATAAATGCTCAAAGTTTATTAAAACAAATAGAAACTGAATTAGGTGTAAACGCAAGGAATGTAGATCAAGAAGATCTTCCTCAAAATTCAGAGGAATTAGAGCTTTATATGCAACTTGGTTATAAACAAGGAATTGAAATAGCTGAGGAACAAGCTATTAACAATGTTTTCTTAACTAATAAGTATGATGACCTTAAGAAAAGGATAGATTATGACTTAACAGTTTTAGGTATTGGAGCTGTAAAAAATACATTTAATAATACTGATGGAATAAAGTTAGATTATGTAGATCCTGCAAATTTAGTTTGGTCTTATACAGAAGATCCTAATTTTTCGGATTGTTATTATTTTGGAGAAGTTAAAAGAATAACTCTAAATGAATTAAAAAAGAATTTTCCTAATTTAACTAATGAACAAATAGAATCTTTAAGTGAAAAAGGTTCTAATTGGGTGGATTATAACAACCAATGGATTAATTATAATAGAAATAATAATGCTATTGATAATAATAATACATTAACGGTACTGTATTTTAATTGGAAAACATGGGAAAATGATGTATATAAGATCAAAGAAACCTCCACTGGAGCCTCTAGAGCTATCCAAAAGGATGATTCTTTCAATCCTCCCCAAGATAAAAGAACACGCTTTGAAAAAGTAGCGACTGCTAGAGAGGTAATATATGAAGGTTGTTTTGTTTTAGGAACTGATATATTATTACAATGGGAGAAGGCAACCAATATGATAAGACCTTCCTCTAATACAAATAAGGTTGTAATGAATTATACAGTAAGTGCTCCAAGAATGTATAAAGGCAATATAGATTCATTAGTCTCTAAAATGACACCTTATGCTGATTTAGTTCAATTAACACATTTAAAACTACAACAAGCAATACAACGTATGGTTCCTTCTGGTGTTTATTTAGATGCTGATGGAATTGCTGAGGTTGATTTAGGGAATGGTACAAATTATAATGCTCAAGAAGCACTTAATATGTATTTCCAAACTGGTTCTATTATAGGTAGATCTTTAACAGTTGAAGGAGACCCTAACCCAGGTAAGGTTCCTATAACTGAATTGCCGGGAAGTCAAGGTAATCAAATACAAATATTAATAGGGGCTTATAACAATTATATCCAGATGATGAGGGATGTAACAGGATTAAATGAAGCTAGAGATGGTTCTGATCCTGATCCAAACGCGTTAGTCGGGGTACAAAAACTAGCTGCTGCAAATAGTAATGTTGCAACAAGACATATCTTAGATAGTAGTATGTTTATTACATTAGCTTTAGCTGAAAATATTTGTTTAAGATTTAAGGATGTTTTAGAATTTCATCCAACTAAAGAAGCTTGCATAGGTGCATTAGGACAATTTTCAGTAGCCTCATTAGAGGAAATGGAAAATTTACATTTACATGACTTTGGTATATTTTTAGAATTAATGCCTGATGAAGAAGAAAAAACTATACTAGAAGCTAATATACAAATGGCTTTATCTAAAGAAAGTATAAATTTAGAAGATGCTATTGATATAAGAGAAGTTAAAAACTTAAAATTAGCTAATCAATTATTAAAAATTCGTAGAATAAGAAAACAAGCTGCGGATCAGCAAGCTGCAGAAGCAGCTAGTGTTGCACAAGCAGAGGCTCAAGGTCAAGCTCAAATACAAATAGAGCAGGCAAAAGCTCAAGCTGAACAAATAAAAACTGAATCTAAGATTCAATATAGAGAGGCTGATATTGGTTTTGAAATTAAAAAATTAGAAGTCGAAGCAGCAACTAAAAGAGAATTAATGCAATACGAATATGAATTAAATGTTAAATTAAAAGAGCTAGAATTAAACGCTCAAAAAGAATTAGCTAATGCTAATAATGAGAATATGATGGAACGTGAAAATGTTCGCGAAGCTGGTGCAAACGAAAGAGAGGGTATGAAAATATCTGCTAAATCAGTAGTTGGCCCTCCATCATCAGGTAAACCTGCAAAATCCTTTGAATCAAAAGGTAATGATGTTTTAGGAGGAATTGATCTATCTAGATTTTCGCCTAAATAAAATCAAATAAATTATTTTATTATATACAATTATGGAACAAGAACAAGAACAAGAACAAGTGACAGTAAAGGCGGTTGAAGATAATTCACCCGCTCCAACACCTCAAGAAAAAGAAGCGGCTGTTTTAGAACAAGCGGTTGCTGATGGGCAAGTAGATGAAAAATACTCACCTAAAGAAGTTGATGGTGTAATTAAATTAGATTTAGATAAATTACAACCTAAAGAAAAAGAAAAAGATGCCGTACCAAGGGAAACAACTGATAGCCTGCAAGATACAGGAGAAAAAGGACCTGAAAGCGGGGAGACGCCCGAAGTGGCATTGCGGGGACAGTCCGATGAGGAAAATCAAGCCTCTGAAACCGAGAAACAAGTATTAGAAACACCTAAAGAAGAATCCACTGATTCAACTTTAGAAATAATAACAGAGGAAACAGAGAAGGCTGATAAAGCTTCTAAAGAAAAAAAGAGTATTGAAAAAGATACTCCTAAAGAAATACAGCAGGAAGAACAAAAAGAAGTACTTCCTGAAAATGTAGATAAGCTAGTTAAGTTCATGGAAGAAACTGGTGGAACTGTAGAGGATTATGTTAATCTAAACAGAGACATTAGTAAGTATGACAATACTACCTTAATGCGTGAATATTACAAAAGTACTAAACCGCATTTAAATCAAGATGATATTGAGTTTATGCTTAATAAAAATTTTGGTTATGATGCAGAGACGGATGATCCGTCAGATGTTAAAGCTAAGCAATTAGCTTTTAAAGAAGAATTATTTAATGCTCAAAAGCATTTTAAGACTAGTAAGGAAAAATATTATGCCGATCTTAAGTTAAGTAAGCAAAAAGATATTGCTCCTGAATATAAAGAGGCTTACGAGTATTATAATAATCAAAAGCAAGTTAAAGAAGAGGCAAAAAAATTACAAGAGGATTTTTTAACTAAAACAGATAAAGTTTTTACAGATGATTTCAAAGGTTTTGATTTTAGCGTTGGTAAAAGTAAGTATCGTTTTAAAGTAGATAATCCAAATAAAGTAAAAGAATTTCAATCAGATATAGCAAATTTTGCGAATTCATTCATCGGTGAAGATGGTAATGTTAATGATGCCCAAGGATATCATAAAGCTTTATTTTCTGGGATGAATGCAGATAAACTAGCTAATCACTTTTATAAACAAGGCCGTGCCGATGCTATTAGAGAAA